GGTATACCAAGTATCCGGCGGCGGGTGCGCCGGTGACGAAGCATGGCGGGCGAGGCCCGCTCGCGGATGGGCGCAAGACTTCTGGCCCGAAAGGGACATACCCTCGCGTGATGACGCCGATGTCCGAGCGGTAATGCCGAAACGCAACTGCGCCCAACGGCGCAGTTTTACGCCACGCCAGTTGAAGTACAAGCACAACCGACTGCTGGGGATGAGCCAGTACAATGCCGCGATTTCGGCGGGGTATAGTCCCAAAACGGCGACCCATGCGTGTGATGTGGATCGCGTTGTAAAAAGTAGTATGTATGAGGAGTTTGAACGGGCCGGGCTGACGGGGAAAGTGCAGGCCCAGCAGATCACCGAGATGGCCCTCACCGCGTCAAAGATTCAGAACGCGACGCTCCTCGTGAAGTCCGATGAGACTGGCAAGATGGTGGCCGTCAAGTCCTCCGATGATTTCATCGAAGTGCCAGACTATGCGAATCGGTTGTCCGCGCACAAACTCGCCGCGCAGTTGAAAGGCCAGCTCTCCGACGCTCCGGTCGTGGATCAGTCCCAGCACCTGACGTTCACGATCGTGACCCCCCAGGTCGAAGATGGCGCGTCCACGCCCGTCGCCGTTGCCCTCTAAGCCCGTCCGTGAGGTCACGGTGTTCTTGACCCAGGCGCAAGCGAAGGCCTGGGCTCCGCTGCTCTCCCCCGACGACGTGGCGGTGCTGTACGGCGGGGCGAAGGGGGGGGCGAAGACCTTCCTGCTCTGCGTGTGGGCCTTGGTCTACGCCGAATCGCTCATCCAGCGGTGGGGACTGACCCCCTCCACGACGCCGCTCCCGGTGGGGTTTCTGGGTCGCAAGCGGTCGGTGGATTTTCGGAAGACGACGTTGGAAACGTGGAAACGGGTCATCCCCCCGGAGAAGTACCGGTTGCACGATAACGAACACGAACTCATTATCATGGAGACCGTCAAGATTCTCTGCGGCGGGTTGGACGATCAGCAGCATATCAACAAGTTCAACTCGGCGGAGTTCGCCTTCTTCGGGATTGACCAAGCCGAAGAGACGGAGCGGCATGATGTGGATGTGCTCCAGGCCGCGCTCCGGCTGACGGTCGGCGGGGTGACGCCCGCCTATAAGCAGTTGTTCACGGCCAATCCGTCGGACGGCTGGCTGAAGCAGGACTTCATCACCGCGCCCAAACCGCAGCATGTGTTCATCCCGGCGAAGTACACCGATAACCCCCATCTGCCTGTCAACTACCGGCAGACCTTGGAAGCCGCCTTTGGCTACAACGATCCGCTCCTCCGGGCCTACCGCGATGGGGATTGGTCGGCCCTCGAAGCGTCGAATACCCTACTCACGCAGGCCGTGTTGGCGCGGGTGCAGGGCGTCCAGCATCATCCGACCGAGATCCGCCGCGTCGTGTCCTGCGATCCCTCGTTAGGTGGGGATGAGTGCGTGATCGTGCTCGTCGAGAACGGGCGGATTGTGGAACAACAGGTGCACCACGAACGCGACCCGATGAAGATTGCGGGGTACATGCAGATTCTGGCGCATCGGACGGCGACCCCACACTATGCCACGGACACGACCGGCGGGTTGGGGGAAGCCATCAACGCCCGGCTCCGAGAACTCCATCCCACGGCGTGGGTGCGCTCCGTGAATGCGTCGGAAGCCGCCGACGACCCGGAGCATTACGCCAACGTCCGGGCGGAGATGTGGTGGGCGGCGCTCCGGGCGTTCCAAGACCAGACCGTCCCGTACCCGGAGGACGAGGAGTTGCGTCGGCAACTGACGGCGGTGCGGTTCAAGGTCGTGAACTCGAACGGGAAGATTCAGCTGGAACCCAAGACCGAGACCAAGACCCGACTGGGCCGGTCGCCGGATCGGGCGGATGCCTACGTCCAAGCTCTGTACATCCTCCCACAGACCCCTCCTATCCTTCAGCGTGATCGGTGGGCAGAGCCCGTCGGTCGGGGTGAGGTCGGGGTGAATATAACCAGCGCAATGGCCGCCTAATGTGTGACTTCTGCCAAGCCGAGAAACGACAAGGTGAGCATGAATCCCCCTGTGACTGCGCCTGTCACAAGGGCGGGAGGGCAGCGTAATGGCACGTCGTCGTACCGCCCCTAGCGCTGACCCGCGTAGTCCTTCCCTTGATCCCCTCGCGAATGAAATCCTCGAACGGTGGAAGACTGTCTCAGAGCACTACGCGGATTGGAACGAAGAGGCCAAGGATGACTACGCCTTTGCCTTGGGAGATCAGTGGAGCGACGAAGACCGCACCACTCTCAAAGCCCAGAAGCGCCCATGCCTGACGTTCAATCGCATCAAGCCCTTACTCAATTTGGTCAGTGGCTATCAACGGGAGAATGCCGCCCGGATCAAGGTTAACCCAGAAGGTGGGGAAGACCGCATCTTCTCGGAAGTCTGTGACCGGCTGATTAAGGCCCTCGATAAATGGGCGCATCTTGATTACGTCATGTCCTACTGGTTTGACGACGGGGCGACGTGCGGCAAGGGGTTCATGGAAGCGGTCTTGGAATATGAGAGAGACCCGGTACGGGGCGATCTGTACCTGAAACAACTCTCTCCCTATAGTGTCTTGCCAGACCCAGATCATTTGGACTACGACCTGAATCGTGGGGCGCGGTACGTCTTCAAGCACGTCCGGTTGTCCCGACAGACCCTGCTCGACCTCTACCCCAAGGCGAAGTCGCTCATCAGCGGGTTCATCAAGGACGTGGATGATCCGGTGCTCAACGGCATGGGGTTGCTGACGAAGGAGGGCGGGGACGACGACTACGGCAACCGCCCGTCGAAGTCCTCGATCACCCGAGCGTCCGACGCCGTGGTGGAGAACGCTTTCGAGGGCGACACCCACTACACCGTCAAAGAGTACTGGCGGCCCAAGCGCGTGCCGCAGTACTTTGTGTTGAACGTGCAGTCGGGGGATCCGGTGTACTTCGAGACCGAGGAGGAGGCGCAACTCTTCCTTGCCGAGCAACAGGCCAAAACCCCAGGGTTTGGCACGGTCGAATCTCGCCAGGTCAAGCAGATGTGGGTGGCGGCCTACATTGCGGGGCATGTCGTGCAAGATGTGAAATCTCCGTTTGAACCGCACTACCACGGCTACCCGTTCTTCCGGTATTTGGCCGACTGGATTCCCAACGCGGACGACGAGACCGTCCGGGTGCAGGGGATTGTCCGGGCGCTCAAAGATCCCCAGCGGGAGAAGAATAAGGCCAAGTCCCAGACGCTACACATTCTGAACACGCAGGCGAACTCCGGCTGGGTGGGGGATGAGGACGCGCTGACCGACGAGGGCTGGAAGAAGCTCCAGACGATGGGCGCGACGCCTGGCGTGGTCGTCCGCAAGAAGAAGGGCGCGGAGTTGCGGGAGATTCTCCCCAAAGGCCCGAATCAAGGTCATCTCGTGCGCGAGCAACAGGCAGACGAGGAGTTTACCAAGATTTCAGGGATCAACCCTGACCTCCTAGGATTCAATGAGAAGACGGCGTCGGGGCGGGCCATTTCCCTCCGCATTCGCCAGGCCGTGTTGTCCTTGGTGCGGTTGTTCACCAACTACCGCTACTCGAAGGAAATCTTGGGGAACTTTTTGTTGGAGATGGTGCCCGCGCTGTTCGACACGAAGAAGTTGTCGCGCACCCTCGGCCCAGCGTATCTCGCCAAAGCGGTGGATCCCCAGAAGTACCCGCAGGGGTTGGACGTCGGGCATCTCGACGGGTTCCTGACCTTGATTAAAGACCACCGCTACGACGTCTATGTGACCGAAGCGGATCAGAACCAGACCATCCGCTTTGAAATCTTCCAGGAGTTGACCGAACTCTTGAAGGCGGGAGCCCCGATCCCGATGGACTTGTTAATCGAATATTTAGACCTACCAAATTCGGAGGAGGTAAAGCAACGCATTCAACAAGCACAAGCCCAGCAAGCCGCGACCATGGCGGCTGGTAAACCGGGGACACCCCCCGCAGGAGCCCAACAATGATTACCAATTCAGAAGCACCCACGAAAGAAGAACGAGAGATTATGAAGACGAACACTCTTCCACCGAAGGGTTATAAGGGCGTGGTTGTTCCAGAGGCGAAGACTGAAACTCAAGAGACTGAAACTCAAGAGACAGAGAACCCAACGCCGGCACCCGTGACGCCTGTCCCAACACCAGAAGAACCGACGCCAGTGCCGGCGACAGTACCGGCTGCCTCACCAGTACCTACTCCTGAGGTACCGTCACCAGACGATGTGTTTGTCCGGCTGGAGCGGGAACTTCAAAAACCAGACGGGCAAGCCGATTTGGCGGGGTTTAACACGCGTGAGAAGGCGTACTTCCACCAGATGCAACGGGATCGCAAGGCCAAGCAGGACGCGATCCGGGAACGGGATGAAGCCTTGTTCCGTGAGGCCCAGCGGGTGAAGGCCGAGACCGACGCGACCACGGCTCCGCCCTCACCGCTCGACGAGCTGGCGAAGCGCGACCCGACCGATTTTCTCACGGTGGGGGAAGTCACCAAACTCTTGAAAGCCCCACCCACCCCGTCGGTGCCTGCCGTGGCCCCTCCGGGTGGCCTCGATCCGGTGCAGACGCGGTTCTTGACACTCTGTGATGCCGAGGCTCGGTCGCTCCATCCCGAGGACTACGACGCGGTGATGGAGTTGGTGCCCGACCTCATCAGTAAAAGCCCTGAGCATTTGAAGTCCCTCGCCGACGCGTATCGTCGTGGCGAGAATGTCGCGGATGTGACCTACACGCTGATTCGGCGTGACCCGGCGTTCGAGACGCTCTGGCCCGTGGCGCAAACGCGGAGCGCTGCCAAGAGATCTCCGATGCCGCCGACGGCTCCTGTGAAGGAGCCACCTCCTGTCGCCCCCCCACCGGCTCCGTCGGCGGCGGCTTCCTCCGCGCAATTGGCGTTGGACACCAATGCGAATAAACCCAAGACGACGGGTCATGCCCCGTCCGGCTCAGATACCCCGCCTGACCAATTGACGTTGGATCAGATTGCGGCGATGTCCCAGCGCGAGTTCGGCCAGTTGCCGAAACGGACGCGGGATGCGTTTCTGAAACGGTATGGGGGCGGCCCGCCGCCACGCTACGATGATTAAGGAGATTGACGATGGCTGCGACTGCGAGTAATAGCGCCCTCCGTCCAGAACTCTGGAATAAGACGCTTTGGGCGGATGTCCGGGACAATCTGTACATGACCCGGTTTGTGGGGACGGCGAACACGTCCATGATCCAAGAACTCACCGACCTCAAAGCCGCCAAGGGGACGAACATCTCCTTTGGGCTTGGGGCCAAGATTGCCGCGTCGGATGCGGGCGTGTCGGGCGACACCGCCTTGGAAGGCAGTGAGGTGGCGATGACCGATTACGACGAAGATGTGGCGATCAATCAACTCCGGCAAGGCGTGCTCTTGACCGGCGAGTTCGATGAACAACGGAATATGTACGACCAGCGGGAGAATGCCAAGAACCGGCTGGCGGATTGGTGGGCCGAGCGGATTGACCAAGAGCTGTGTGACAAGCTCTGCGGCAAGACGACCTCGACCTTCGCCAACACACCGACGGCGGCGGCGTCCAGCCGCACCGTGCGGGCGGGCGGGGCGGGGTCGATCGGGGCCATTACCACGGCCATGAAGATGGACACCAAAGTCCTGGATCGGGCCAAGCAGGTGGCGCTCGTGACGGATGCGGGCACCCCGGCCTTGCGGCCGCTGCGCATCAATGGGAAGCAGTATTTCGTGGCGATCCTCCATCCGTACGACGCGACCAATCTGCGCCAAGACCCGGTGTGGTCACAAGCGCAGCGGGACGCGAACGTGCGGGGCGAGGACAACCCGATCTTCTCCGGGGCGTTGGGGGTGTGGAACGGGATTATCGTGCATGAGCACGAGTATATCTTCCGCACCAACGATGGGTCGGCCTCCGCGCAGGTCGCCCGGAACGTCCTCTGCGGCCAACAGGCGGGGGTGATTGCCTGGGGCAAGTCGGTGAATTGGGTCGAGAAGACCTTCGACTACGGCAACCAGTGGGGCGTGAAGGTGGGCGCTATCTTCGGCTGCATCAAGCCGATGTTCAACGCGGTGGACTATGGGGTGGTGACGATGTTCGCGGCGTCCGACACGGCCAGCACGGCCTAACCGAAGTTGACCTGGATGCGGAGGGCGGGGTCGGACGGCTCCGCCCTTCGCTCAACCCTTCGGAGGTCGTATGGCACAACGCATTGAATATGACGGGCTGTGGTGGAAAGACCTGTTTGATGTCTTGAACGAGCTGGTCGGGAATTGGAATGCGTTCCTGGCGAAGCTGGACCTTGACACCGGCGATACCACTTGGCACGTGGATTACGATGTGGCGTCCCCCACGATTGGGACGGGGGCGCGGACAGACCTGTCGCCACGAGCGATGCCCACCGGGAAGCTCATCGAGCTGTTGAAGACGTTTAAGACGAATTTCAACGACACCCTCGATGCGATCAACGGGGATGACGGCATTGCCGGGACGACGATCTTCACGGATCAGAAGTTGTCCACCACGACCGCTGCGGAGTTGATGGATGTCGCCAATGCGCGGGCCAAGGCGTTGGGGTACCATCAAGATGCCCTCGTGCGGTTCGTGGATGAGTGCGTGGACAATTTCAACAAAGTGCTGGATGCGTGTGACGCCGACGCGACCCTGACCGATACCGACTACTTCAGTCTGTACGGGATCACGGATATCGTGGTCGCCTCCAGTTCGTCGTCGAGTTCGGTGTCGAGTTCGAGCAGTTCCTCGTCCTCGCGATCGTCGAGTTCCAGCAGTTCGTCGAGCAGTTCCTCCTCGTCATCGAGCAGCCGCTCCTCCAGCTCCTCGTCGTCGAGCAGTTCGAGCCGGTCGAGTTCGAGTTCCTCCTCGTCGAGCCGGTCGAGCAGTTCGTCCAGCTCCTCCCGGTCGAGTAGCAGTTCCTCGTCGAGTTCCTCGTCTCGGTCGTCCAGTTCCTCGTCCTCGTCGAGCAGTTCGTCCTCCAGCTCGTCCCGATCCAGCAGTTCGAGCAGCTCGTCGAGTTCCAGCCGGAGTTCCTCGTCCTCGTCGAGTTCGTCGTCGTCGAGTAGTTCCTCGCGGAGCAGTTCCTCCAGTTCGTCGAGTTCGAGTTCCTCCTCGTCGAGCCGGAGTTCCTCGTCCTCGTCCAGCAGCTCGTCGAGTTCTCGGAGCAGTTCGTCTAGCTCCAGTTCGTCGAGTTCGCAGGCCATTACCTAACGGGAGGCGCTCATGCCACGCGATCCACGATTGGCGGAGTCGGGCGTTCTCACCGAGAACGTGACGGTCAAAGAGTCTCCAGGGCTGGTGGTGTCCATCACCATCGCGTTTACGGGGGCCACGGCGGGGGCACGGTGTTACCTGCGCGACGGGACGGATGGGGCCGCGCCGGTGGCGGTGCCGTTTGTGTTGGGGGCGTCCAATGGGACGATCACCAAAGAATGGCCGGAAGGCAAACTGTTTGAGACCGGGATTTATTGGGACAATGGCCCGGCGGCCCCGGACACGGTGTTCGCCGAACTGACGTTCAAGTAACCTGAGGGAGGCGGCGGGGGGCTGGTCGGCGGCCCCTCGCCCACGGATGCCTGACGAACGGATTGAGATGTTCCGGCCGTACGTGCCGTATGAGGAGTGTCTGGCGGCATTAGGGGCCGTCCTCCGCACCCGCTGGATTGGCGAAGGCCCGCAGGTCAAGGTCTTCGAGCGGGCGTTTCGTCAGCAGTTCAACGTGCCGTATGCCGTGTCCGTGAACTCCGGCACGTCCGCGTTGGACACCGCCTACGATTTGCTCGACCTCCAGGCTGGGGATGAAGTGATTACGACCCCCTTGACCTGCACGGCCACGAACCTGCCGTTGATTCGACGGGGGGTGAAATTGGTTTGGGCGGATATTCTGCCCACGACCCTGTGCATTGACCCAGAGGATGTCCGCCGCAAGCTCACGCCCAAGACCAAAGCCGTGGTGCAAGTCCACCTCGGCGGGATTCGGGCGGAGGTGGAGGACGTGGGGGTGCCCGTGGTGTCGGATGCCTGCCAAGCCCTCGGGATCTTCGTCGGGCATTACACCGCGTGTTCCTTCCAGGCCATCAAGCACTTCACCACGGGGGACGGGGGGATGCTGGTCTGTACCGATCCGAAAGCGGCCCATAAAGCCCGGCTCCTGCGGTGGTTCGGGATTGACCGGGAAAAGAAGGTCAACAGCGGGTGGCAATCGTACAAAGACCGCAAGATGACGTTCCAGATTGAACTGCCGGGGACGAAGCGCCAGATGACCGATCTGGATGCCGCGTTGGGCCTCGTCGGGTTGGCCCATTACGACCGAATATTGGCGCATCGAAAGACGCTGTTTGACCGCTACCGCGAGCGCCTGACGGGGGTGGAGGGGATGACCCTCGTGGATGGCTCCCGCAATACCTATTGGCTCTGCACCCTCTTGGTCGAGCGGCGGGAGGCCTTGGTGCAAAAACTCTTTGAGGCCGACGTGGACACGAATCTTGTGCAGTTGCGGAACGACATTCAACCGATCTTCGGCCACAAACGTCAGGACTTACCCGTGATGAATGCGGTGGAATCGAAGTATCTCTCGGTGCCGTTGGGGATGCACGTGTCCCTCGACGACGTGGACTACATCTGTGACACGATTCGGGCGGGGTGGTGATGGTCACCTGTCCCGTGTGCAAAGACCCTGTGCCGAAGTGGGGCGGGGTGCGGAACGGCCATCTGATGCTAACGGAAGATGCCGAGGGACACAAGCATGTCCACGGTGACCTCGAACGGAAAGGCATTATGCAGGGGTTGCTTGAGAACGCTCAGGAAGTCATCGGCATGCCGGTGGTGGCGACCGCTCAAAAAACGCTCCCCAAGGAAGTGGTCTTCCATAGCCGGATGCGGATCGGAGATTCGCTGGTCATGACCTGCGGGATTCGCGACTTCAAGGCCGCGTTCCCCTCCGTCCGGGTGGGCGTCAACTCCACGGCCATGCACCTCTGGGATCACAACCCGGCGGTGGATCGGACATTGCTCCAAACCAAAGAGAATACGGTCAATATCGGGACTGGCTGGTTGACCACCGCCAGTAATCGGCTCGACTGGCACATGACCAACGCCCATCGGGTCTCGATTGAACAGGCGTTGGGGGTGTCCATTCCGCAAGGGGTGTCCCGCCCCGACATTTGGTTGACCGAGGAGGAATACCATGCGCCCCGCGTCTTCAAAGCCCCGTACTGGCTCATTGTCGTTAACGGCGAAAAGGGCTGGGGATGCAAGATGTATCCCTTCGAACGCTGGCAAGCAGTCATTGACCAGAACCCTGACCTCACATTTGTCCAACTCGGCACCAAGGGCGACAATCCTCCGCGATTACACGGGGCAAACGTGGTGGACTACGTCGGACGCACAGAGGATAAACTTACTGGAGTACGCGATCTCTTTACGTTGTTCCTGAACGCCGAGGGTTCGTTGGGGTTGGTCAGCTTCCACATGCACCTGTCGGGGGCGCTCTGGAAACCCGCCGTCGTGGTGGCCGGGGCTCGTGAACCCGCGCACTTCACCAAGTACGAAGGGCATCAATACCTCGAAAATGGGGGCACGTTGCCCTGTGCGGTGACGGCGTGTTGGCATTGCGATCTTGACCGGTGTACGAACCTAGTGACCCATCAAGGCGCTTCACTGGTTGAACCTTATATAGACAACGCGCAGGTGTTGTTCACAAAAGAGAACGATCCTGATGGAATTAAGCGACAGGCGTGGATCAAGGAGCAGAGGAACGCTCTGGCTCCGGCACGAAGACCTAAGTGCGTTGACCTGATAGAACCCTCTGACATTACCCGCGCCATACGCTCGTACTATCGCGGGGGCCGTCTCCGGCTCGATCAGCCGTCCGGCCCGACCCCGAAGAAATTCTGTCATGTGGTGCCGACGCCGGTGTCGGTGGCCGTCCCGTCCGGCCCGTCCTTACAAGACCGGATCACCCAGCAGTACGGGTCCCGCTACGCCTTCAAGTTCGGCGGCGGGTCGCTGACCGAAGGCGATTGGCGGTTTCTCGACCGGCTCATCACCGAGCGCGTGGTGAAGACCGTCTTGGAGTTTGGGGCCGGGTTGTCCACCTTGCTCTTCGCCGAGAAAGTCCAGGTCACGACCTACGAGACGATGAATCACTGGATTGCGCGGCTGAAGGCCGAGAAGCCCGACCTGGATATTCGTCAGTGGGATGGCAAAGACACCCCCATTGATCAGCCGTATGACTTGGCCTTTGTGGATGGGCCGTCGGGGGGCGAGAACCGGGAGCATAGCGTGCGGCTGGCGGCCCAGCACGCCCGGATGGTGGTCGTGCATGACGGCGGATTCGCCCCAGAACAGGGCTGGCAGACCAAGTACCTGCGCGGCGTGTTCACGGGGCCGGAGAAAGCTGGCGATCGGGGTCGCTTCTGGGAACGCCCGCATACCCCCGCGCCCGCGCCGTCGCCGGACTTCGTGTTGGGGGACGAACCCAGCGTCCAGAGGGGCTTATCCATCAAGGTCGTGTCCACGGCCCGTGGCTGGGGAGGGTGTGCGCGGTCGCTGACCACCCTGATGGCGTTGATGGTCAAGGCCGGGCATGCGGTCGAGTTCATCCCGTTCCGCAACGCGGTGGGGTCGGCGGAGTTCCGGTCGGCGTTGGAGAACGGCTTGGCCCCCGTCCACGTGACCCTCTCCTACGAGACGGTGCGCGATCCGTGCGACCTGCTCCTGGTCTACGCCGATGACTTCGTCTGGGAATTTGGGGCACCGGCGATGATGGACGCCCTCTCGACCCTCCACGCCCGGCAGAAGGTGATGGTGGTGAACTACCGGCGGGGGAAGATCGGGGAAATTCCCTGGACGCAAGGCTGGGATCAGTACCTCTTCCTGAACCGGGTGCAGGAAGCGGACTTCCGCCGGGTGTGTCCCACCGCCGCCAAGACCACGGTGATGGCCCCCTGCACGGACTTGGCTCCGTTCTTTGCGGTGACGCCGAATTACACAGCCCCCCTCCGGGTCGTCCGGCACAACAGCCAGGGCGACAGCAAGTTTGCCAAAGATTGTGCAACCAATATCCAAACGGTATTGGATGGACGGTTAGACACCACGATCCACATGATGCCAGGCCCCAGTTTCGTCCCGGTCTCTGACCGGTTCGTCCGCCACAAGAAGAATGATCCACCCGTCCCGACCTTCCTGGCGTCTGGGAACGTCTTCTGGTACGCGCTTCCGACGGGGTACATTGACGCGGGGCCACGGGCCGTGATTGAAGCGATGGCGGCCGGACTGCCCATCGTGGCCGACCCGTGGGGCGGCGTGGTGGATCGGGTGACGCCGGACTGTGGGTGGCTGGGGACGGTCGCCGAGCAGGTCGAGGTGTTGCGGACAGTGACGCCGGAGATCCTCCGAGAGAAAGGGCTGGCGGCCCGCCGGCGGGCCAAAGCCGAGTTCGCCGCGGAGCGGTGGTTAGAGGTGTTGGGGTGCTAACCTTTGCCGAGGTCTTTCACACGACGCCCCATGCGTTGAGTGTCAAGTATCCCCATTACTTGCCGATTTACGAGACGCATCTGGCCCCGTTTCGAGGCCAGTCCGTGCAGGTGTTGGAGATTGGGGTGGGCTGTGGAGGGTTTCTCCAAGTGCTCCAGACCTATCTCGGCCCTCAGGCCATCGTGCGGGGGTTGGATGCGAACGTCGGGAATCTTATTCCAGAGATGATCCCCTCGGTGTTGACGGGGTTTCAGGAAGACACGGAAGCACACCGTCGGGTCTTTGAGGCCCTGCCGTCGCCGAGCATCATTATTGATGACGGAGGCCATCAACCCTATGAACAACTCGCCAGTTTCCGTGGGTTGTTCCCACGGCTGGCCACTCCCGGCGTGTACATTGTCGAAGATACCCAGTTCTCCTATGCGCCGAAGTATGGGGGCTATAAGCACCCGGGCACCTTCATCGAGTTTGTCAAAGACCGTGTGGATGATCTCAATGCGTGGTGGGCGGAGCCGGGCGACCCGCAAGCCACCGACTTCACGAAAATGACCTTTGGGATCCACATCTACCCGAACTGCGTGGTCTTTGAGAAAACCCCCGTGTTGCTCTCGAGCGCCATCCGCGTGGAGGTGCCCCATGCGTAGCTCCTACGCGCCCGCCAAGTACGACGAGGTGTTGACCCAGCTCGTCGTGGGGTTCCGACCCACCATCTGTGTGGAGCTCGGGGTGTTGGATGGCTTCAGTGCCTGTGCCTTGGCGGAGGGCCTCCGCACGAATGGCGCGGGACACCTGGATGCCTACGACTTGTTTGACCAGTACCCCTACAAGCACGGGGAACAGACGGCGGTGCAAGCGGAATTGGACGCCAAGGGCTTGACCCCATGGGTCACGCTCCATCAAGCCGATGCCTATACCGTCCATGAGCGGTATGAGCATAATACGGTGTACGTGCTCCACGTGGACATCAGCAACGACGGGGAGACGATTCGCCGGATCATGTCGGCGTGGGACGAGAAGATGGTCATTGGAGGGGTGGTGATCTTTGAAGGCGGGTCGTCGGAGCGCGATCAGGAGCCGTGGATGCTGACGTATCAGAAGCCGCCGATCAAAACGGCCATCGAGACCGACCCTATCTTGAATAGCCGGTACGTGTACGCGACGTATTTGAAGTGGCCGAGTCTCACGACGTGTTTGAAGAAGAGGGCCTGATGGCGATCCGACGAGAACTCTATCCCACGGGGCGCGTGTCGTGGGAAATCCCGTTAGATGCGGACGGACGCTGGCACGGCGAGTTCATCCAATACTACCCCGATGGGAGTGTGGAGTGGGTGATTCCGTATGTGCAGGGCAAACGTCACGGACAGGCCTCCCAGCGTCACCCGAACAACCGGCTGAAACTCACCCGCGAGTATGTGCAGGGGCAGAGGCAGGGCGTGGAACGTCTCTTTCAACAGGATGGGGCGACGCTAACGGAAGAAACGCATTACGTCGAAGGCACCAAACAGGGTCGCCGACGCTGCTGGCGACCGGATGGCACGTTGGAGAGTGACGGGGAGTATGCCCACGACGTGTTGCATGGCGCGTTCCGTCGGGTGGCCCCCGACGGGTCGGTGATCCACACGGCCCAGTATACCCGTGGGCAGGCCACGGCACGGAGCGCCCATGACCGACGCTGACCGGATTGCCCTCAAGCGGTTTGTCCAACAGATCACGGAGCAACCCTGGCCCCTCGACCAACAGCCCTGTCGGGCCGAAGGGGTCTTCCGCTGGTGTACCGACTGGGAACTGATTGAGCTCGGCAAGTGCTTGTTCTTGGGGGAGGCCACGTACCTGGCCGATCCGCCCCCGCGCCGGTTACGCTTCAATCCACTCTGGTCGCAGGACGCGATTGTCCAGGAAGCCCGGCGGTTGCTGACCGTCCATGCCGACTCGGTGGACACACTCCTCAGTGAACTCCAGTCTCGGAGGGCCTCTTATGCCCACGGTGGCTGAGCATCCGGGCTCGCGGGATACGTTTGACACCTTGTCCTCTGGGCGCGACGGGTTGGAACGGTTTCGCATCCTCGAAGATGTGGGGCAGTATGTGCTCAACGGCGTCCAGGGCGACGTGGTGGAGATTGGCGTGGGGGAAAGCTCCTTTTTCCTGACCCGGCTCACCGACCGCTTCAAACGACGGATGTGGCACTGCGATGTGTCCCCTGGCAAGATCGTGAACCCGATGACGATTCCTGGCTATTTGGGGGAGCCACGCACCTATCTGGAAGAGCGCGACTCCGTGCCTGAGACCCTGGCGCGGGTCATCTGCTTCGCGGGGACATCGGATGCGCTCTTCCGGAGATTTTCCATCGGCCCCGTGGCCTTGGCATTTATTGACGGGGATCATACCTACGACCAAGCCAAGAAAGACTTTGACCACCTCTGGCCACTGGTGGTTCCAAACGGGGTCGTGGCCCTCCATGACACTTACCCACCGGATGCCGCGTGGACGGATGAGAATCATTGCGGAGAGGTCTACCGGCTCCGGCAAACCCTGGAAGCACGGGCGGATCTGGATTGTTTCACCTTCTCTCGTGGCACCGCCATCGGGGTGGGGATCACGTTCGTGCGGAAACGCGACCCGGATTACGCCTACCGATGAGGTACCTGGCGACCATCAAAAATGATTTCCTGGGGCAGGACGTTCTTGCCATACTCAAAACGCATGTGTGCAGATTGATTGGCAAAGGCCATCAGTTGATGAGGACGATTATCGGTTTTCCTTCCAAGGTGATGAACCACTTCGGTTCGTTTCAACATTCGTCCAAGATATTTCTCGATATTCAATCGGTGTTCAGGAACATATCCACGAACAGTTGCCATTGGGTGAGAAGGAGATTTTCTCATCCTGTAGCCATCTCGAAGAACCGTCTCTCTCCATCGAGCGTTATTCCGTCCAGTGAATTGTTGGCGGTACTCAGGACGTTTCCACAGCGATTTCAGTTGTTGGCTTCGTCGCCTACGCCGGGCTGGATCACTCCAGACTTTTTTGAGGGTTCGGCGCAAGCGTTCCATCGGTTCATGATGGCTCCATATGTTTTGCATCGTGCGACGATGGCGAATTTTGACACTTGGTTGGTTCCAAGTACGAAGATTCGATTGCCTGATTTTCTCTCTAACTTGGCAAGTGTGGTGCGCTCCTTTGGGTGGCATAAGGGTTATTATGCATTGTTTGGTTGCAGAAAGCAAGCATGAACGACTACGACCGCCTTAAATGGAAACTCTCTGGTATTGAGCCGTGGCAAGACAGTGCCGATGGCGCCGAGTATCGAGGCCCCGATGGGTATAGTCTCTACGATCTGTCCCTTGCCAATTCCATGCCTTGCGAACAACAGGTGGCGGTAGTTGTCACCGCATGGTCGGGACAGTTGAAGTGGCTGGCCGCGACCCTCGCATCCTACCGCCGGAGCGGGGCGTACGTCGTGCTGGCGTATGACCATCATACCCCGCCGTGGATGGTCACGAGTACGGATCATCTGCTTCGCACATTTCCGAATCCACGGCATTACCAACTCGCATCCGCGGTGGTCTTCAAACACACCACCTATGATTGCAATAAACGTGCTGGCTGGTTTTGGGATATTCGGTATGCCCAAGGCGTGCTCCGCAACTTCCCAAATTTGAAGCATATTTACGTCACCAACGGCGACTGCGCGTGGGATCGTCCGGACGGTCTGCCGCAGTTGATTGACCTGTTGGGGACGGGCGACCTCCTGCCGGGCCAACAGTGGCATGAGACCTTTCACACGGCGTCCGTGCTCTACAAGGCCGACGCGTTTCACCGCATCGTTGATCATATGGCTGACCAGATGCGCGTCCCCATCATGGGGTCGCTGAGTGCTGAACGGCTCTTGCAAGAGGCAGTCAAGGCCCTCTCCTTACGGGTGGTGCCAGCACCATTGCAACCCCGTGACCCGACGGATGGCTCGGTGGATATGTACGCCCGGTATGGTCAGCAGTCCACGTTTCGTGAGGTGGTGGGGTTCAGAAATTTGTTCGCCGAATACGAAACGGCAGGGAATGAAGGCCGAGACGTGGCGTTTCTGAAACCCTACGTAGATTTGAATCCATTTTACTGGGGAGGCGAGGAACGAGAAACCGTCTGCCAGTATTGGGCCACGGGCGACCGACGGTACCTCTATCAATGGCAAGATAGATGGGAAGATTCCGATTACAACCGATTGAGTTACCCCCTCACGCACTATGGGTCGGAGCCCATCTTCGCATGAGTGCCCGCCAGATCAAGAAGCTCCGTCAGGAAGCCCGACGTGCCGGGCAGTCGTACAGCGTCAACACCGTCGTCCCTGCCTTCGTGCAGTATGTGAACCGACTGTCGTGGCAACGCCGCTGGCAGGTCGCGTGGCGGGTGCTGTGTGGGCGGTTCACATGGTTGTAACCGTTCTCCCGTCAAAAATAATCTGGTGCGGAACCACTGGTAGATTTCTATGAAATCGCTTATGGGCGGTGTCATTGGCAAAGCATATCAGCATTTCAGGACGGTTATCGCTCGTAAGGCCCAAATGGTGCACAACCTCTGTGGGGTTCAAGTACCGACCGATGATGCGTTCCACGATCAACCGATGTTCCCTCACATAACCGCGTTGGGTTGCAAATGGATGATTAGGATTCAGTCGAAATCTGTAGCCACGTTTATTCGTGGTGATTCCGCCATTCCACGATCCATTATTTGCTCCAGTGAACTTGGCGCGAAACGCTGGCGACGCCCACAACTGTTTCCAGTTGGCGCTCATCTTTGCATGGCGCTGTGGATTCTTCCACGATCTCAGCAGCGATTTCCGATGCTTCGACTGCAACGATGGGTTACGCCATGCTCGACGATTGGACACCGTGACACGTCTGCGATGTTCAGGGCATTGCCATCGCTTCAACGCGGCCTCGCGCATTTTTTGAATGGTGTCTTGGGAGTGTTTCAGTCCTTTCATGGTCATACGCTCAGTATACCAAAACTAGGGGTACAAGTAAAGTGGGATTGACGAGAGCCGATTTGATTCGGAGCGGGCCTTGGTTAGAACGATCTGACGCCGAGTGGGAAGCTGAATTAGCGACTCGCCAAGCATGGATTGATCGAACGAGAGCCAATGACGTGTGGGCGACCAAGACGCTCAAACCGCTGGCCGTCCTCTTGACTTCCCACCAAGCGAACCGTCCATTCCTCAAAGCCTCGGTCGAAAGCCATGCGAAGTTGGGGTATTGGCTAACACTCGCCTATGACAGTTACGTGGATCCCACCTGGCCGACGCTCGACCACAACGCCTATCTGCCACCCAAAGACGTATTGGATCAAGTCAATCTCTTTTTGATGCCGACGTACCAAACATGGGGCGGACCTCTCTTCGCGTATTATTGGCTCCTCAAATGGGGTTCGGCAGCACTCCGAGACTTCGAGGTGCTGTACTGCGCGAACGGGGATTTTGTGTTGGAGAAGCCCGAAGGGTTTCCGGCCTTGCTCGCCTTGCTGGGGGATGCGGATATCCTCACCTCTGGGCCGGATCGCGATGATCCTCCTGCCGCCAATACCGCCGGGTTCTTGGTGCGGACTGACGCGATGCGTGCCATCGTCAAACACCTCCAAGACCATCTGGTGCCGTGGGAGCACTACGAGAAGCATACCCAGCGGGTGGGTAACATGGAGGGACGGTTGGGCTGGGCGATCAAAGACTTGGGCTTAAAGCAGGTGCGGGTCGAGCCGCCGACAGAAGATATGTTCCGCGAGCCAGGGCATGGGACGTGGGCTGACCTCGTGGGCTTCCGCCACATTCATGCGGAACTCAACGCGGCCTACCGGCATGGAGGCATTCCGCCTCCGGTGAAGTATCTTGACCCACGCTATACCAGTCCGAATGATTGGACCGTCTTGACCGAGTGGGAACGGACGGGCGATCCCGCCGTCCTGGAGGCGTGGCGTGCCCATGCGTAACCCCGACCGTCTGCGGAGGCGCTCATGGCGGTGCTAGAGCAAAGCACGACAGGGGTTGATACAGGGGTAAACCTCAGCAGCGGACAGGATATGGCGATGAGTTTTGCGCATGCCGTAGACTCCACCGTGGATTCGATTGAGTTTCAAACCGGGGCGCAGACGACGGGTGGCACAATTACCGTTCGTCTTGAGACGGATAGTGCGGGCAAACCGTCCGGGACGCTGGCCTGGGCCAACGCGACGGGGAGTGTCGCGTCGGCGGCGGATTCGTGGTTGTCGGTGGTGCTCGCGGCGGCTGGGACGATTCAAGACAACACGACGTATCATATCGTGTTGGAAACAGCGGACGCGGTCGTCGTCTGGCGGTTGGCGGCCGCCGGGGCATACGCGAACGGCAATTTGAGCTACAACGCGGGATCGCCTCCTTGGACGACGGATACGCGGGATGCCAATTTCAAGGTCAACGGGACGGAAAGTTCCAGTTCCTCGTCCTCGTCCTCCAGTCGAAGCAGTTCGAGTTCGTCGTCCAGTTCCAGTTCGAGCCGGTCGTCGTCAAGTTCCAGTTCGTCGTCCAGTTCCAGCCGGAGCAGTTCGTCCTCCTCGTCGAGTAGTAGTCGGAGCAGTAGTTCCAGTAGTAGCAGTTCCTCGTCGAGCAGTAGTAGCTCGTCGTCCAGCAGCAGTTCCAGCAGCAGCCGGAGCAGTTCGAGTTCCTCGTCGAGTTCGAGCGCGGTGGTGTGGCGTGATCGGACGGAGAACACCGGCACGTGGGCGGATCGCGCCGAAGCGTTGTCCTCCAGTTCCAGCCGCTCGTCGTCCAGCAGTAGTTCGTCCAGCAGTTCGTCGTCCTCGTCGAGCAGTTCCAGCTCCTCGTCGAGTTCCAGCAGTAGCAGTTCATCGAAAGGGTGAGCCATGATCCTGAGCGCGTTTAAGACCTATGTGAAATACGATTTCAAACGGACGGATAAAGACACCGAGTTGGTGCAGGCGACCAACGATATGATCGCCTGGGTCGCGGCGTTGATGCCGATGGGGAACTATAAGTTCCAGTCCTATCTCTCGACGGTGACCGGCCAGGAAGATTACCCGCTCCCTACCGACTTGCTCCATCTTTATCATCCGGTACGGTTCCTTAAAGGCACCACGAGTGCGGATGAGGGCTATGACCTGATTCAATTGACGAAGACGGAGTACGACCAGCGGGAACCGAATCCCAATCGGACGAGTCCGACCACCGGGACGCCGACCCACTACACGATCTGGTCGCGGCAGGTACTCCTAACACCCATCCCCGACGCCTCGACGTACCTCATCGAGATCAACCGAGGCAAGAAACCGACGACCGTGGCGAATGACGCCGATGTCCATAACTTGGGCTCGGAGTGGGATCCCGTGTTGAAAGTCGGGGTCTTGGAACGCCTCTACGCGGGGATCGGGATGGTGGAGGAAGCCGCGTATTGGGCGGCGCAGTACAAGGAGATGACCGGCGGCCCGACGTTCGGCCAGCCGACAGGTTTCTGCAAGACGCTGTTCGACCGCGAGCGGGATGTCGAAGGGGTGGCTTCGGTCGGGCTGGTTCAGAACCACGACCTCTAAGGAGCGACGATGCCGAGTTATGTCGAGACGTATGATGAAACGAAACCCGCCGGGACGCGGGCGTTGTCGTTGGGGGATGACGATATCCGCGAGTTGAAGCGGGCGTTCCGCGAACGCCTCGCCACCGACCATAAGTTTGCCGCCGATGAGACGGGGCTGACCACCATTGGCTACCACCTGCCGGTCCATCTCATTGACAACACCACCGACCCGACCGCCGTGGCGACCACGGGGATTCTCTACAGCAAGACGGCCAGTGGGGTGATTGAGCTGTTCTACCTCGATGCGGCAGGGAACATCACGCAGATCACGGCGTCGGGGGTCTTAGCGGGCGTCCCGACGGGGATGATTATCCTCTTCGATGGCGCGGCGTGCCCCACCGGGTATACCCGCGTCTCGGCGCTCGATGGGGCGTTGGTCAAGCTCGGCGCGACCTACGCCGCGCCTGCGGCCAGTGCGGCGTCGGAACTCCCGGCGCATCCCCATACCGGCCCGTTGCATCAACATCCGGAGTTCGCGCACGAGCACAATCTCCTCGTCCATGTGCCGGGTCAGAACATGGTCACCGGGCAATCAGGGGCGGGCAGTGCGACGAGTGGGATTGTGGCGTCCACGACCCCGAGTGATGCGGCGGCGGCGGGGACGGGCAATACGGGGAGTGCGGGCACCGGCACCGTGACGACGCTCTTGGCGTGCAAGAAGAACTGATGGAGACGGCGACCCTGTATGTGAGTGAATCGTGCCGGGTGTGTGATGGCGCGGCGACCCTGTTGAAACGCCTGGCCAGGACGTGGGGATTCGGCTATACGGTGGTCTCCACCGACCAGACGCCGTGTCCGTCGGTGCCTGCCGTCCCTGCCGTCGCCTTCCGTGGGGTGTTGTACGTCGGGGCGCGGTGGCCGCAGCGGTTGCGGCTGGCCCTGAGCGATCCCGCGGCCCTCCAGGTGGGAGCCGCCTGATGCCGCTCCTGCGCAAAGGCATCCCGCTCCCCGCCAAGGGGGTGAACTTTGCCATTCCCTCAACGTTCGTGGGGGATGACTTCGGGTTCCCGTCCAACATGAGCTACAGCCGGGGCGAACTCCGCAAGCGGTACGGCAAGACGACCCAAGGGCAAACGGTGGAAGACGCCACCCCGATTATGGGGTTTGGGAAGCTGGAACTGCCGGGGAATCTCAAGTCCTTGGTCCGGGCGTCGCACGCCCGCCTCCAACAGTTGAACACCAGTTCTGGGAATTGGGACAACATCGCCGCCACGCTCTTTACGGGCGGGAACACGGAGTTCTTTGACTTCGCCACGGCCACGGAAGACCTGTTCTTGCTCATCACCAACGGCGTGGACAAGATTCGCCAATGGACGGGGACGGGGAATGCCTCGGTCTTGGGGGGGAATCCCCCGTTGGCGAAGACGCTCATGTACCTGTCGCCCTACCTGTTGATTGCCAACCTCACGGATGGAGGGACAGCGTACCCGTGGAAGATTCAGTGGCCGGACATTAACACGGGTCAAGCGACGTGGAGCGGGGGCAATAGCGGCTCGGCCCTCTTGGCGGATGAGCCCTCCGCCATTCAGGTCATCCGAAAACTCAACGAGTTCGCGGCGGTCTACAAGAAAGAATCGGTCATCACGGGGCGGAAGGTGGATCCCCCGGATGTGTTCCGCTTCGAGACCATTCAGACGGGGCTCGGCTGCGCGGCCCCGAAGTCCGTGGTGGATGTCGAAGGCGTCCACCTGTTCATGGGCTTCAACGACTTCTACCAGAACACCGGAGCGCGGGTGGAATCCATTGGGGCGGCGGTGCGGGATGAAGTGTTTAGCGTCGTGGATCCCGATAAGTTCGACCGGTGTTTCGCCGTCCACGTCCAAGCCCTGCAAGAAGTGTGGTTCTTTGTGTGTCAGATTGGGTCAACCTGGCCGGAGCACGTCTGGAAGTACAAGTACAAACTCGGCTTCTGGTATCAAGACACCTGCGCCCCGATGAGCGCCGCAGGCCGGTGGGAGCGCACCTCGACCATCCAGTGGAACGACGCGACCCAGACCTGGGATCAAGCCCAAGGCGCGTGGGATGCGTCGTCCACCGTGGACGCCTGGGAAGACATCATGTTCGGGCGGTCGTCCGGGGCGTGTGCCCGACTCGCCGCGTCCACCACGAATGACCAAGGGGTCGCGGTCAGTGGGGCGTATGTCACCAAAGACTTCACCGCCGACGAGTTGGAACGGCAGGAACGGTGGTTACAGTTCGACGTGTGGGCCTACGGGCCGGGGAAACTCTACGTGGATTACTCCACGGATTACGGGAGTACGTGGACGAATATCCCGTTCACCAGTACCCAGGCGTGGGCGGACACGACCAGTCTCGTCGCGAAGTATGAGTGGTACTTCGACGTGTGGGCCTCGCAGGTGCGGTTTCGGCTTCGCAATGCCGAGAGCGGGGAAACCTTCGTTTTGAACTCGATGGTGCCCTACTATCTGCCCCGCGACGAGGCGTGGACGCGCCGATGAGCCAACTGCGGACGCGTCTCGTCCTGCCGACACCGACGACCGCCTATGAGCGGGCGTTGGATACCTCGCTGTTGAGTGCGTGGCGGGAGTTGGCCCAAATCCTGAACAAGGGGATGGAATTTTCTGACCAACTGAATGCACAAGAATTGACAGTCACCAGCGATGCCATGGCGGATACGGAGTTCTCCGCTGCGCACACGTTGAAACGGATTCCCACCAGATTCGTGGTCGTAAGCCAAGATAAGGCGGGGGTTGTGTATCTCGGCGGGACGGCATGGACGACGAGTCTGGCGTACTTCAAATGTAGCGTGGCGAGTGTCGCGCTCAAGCTGCTGGTGTACTAGGAGGCCCGATGGGATTCTTTGGTGATTTGTTCAAGAGCAAGAAACAGACCACGACCCTGGAACCGATGCAACCGGACTTCCAACAAGACGTGGGGAAGCAGTTGGCCGCGTGGTTGCAGTCGAACCTCGGTCGCTACACGGCGGGGGAGGCGTATCCCGGCACGTTCACGGCGGGGAAAACCCCGTTTGAGACCCAAGGGCTGGGAATTCTCCAGAAGTATTTGGACGCTCCGGCCACCGGCGAGACGTTCGCTGCCGGGCAGTCGGCGTTGCGGGACACGCTGGGAGGGCGGTATACCGAGACGGCGACCTCCCCGGTGGTGCAGGCGTTGCAGGCCCTCGCGCAACAGAATCTCGGGGATCAACTGACACAGGCCCGAGGGCAGGCCGGGGCGCGAGGGAATTTCTTTTCCACGTCGGCCATGAAAGGCGAGCAGGATTTGCGAGAGCGGTCGCAGACGAACCTCAACGCGATCATCGCCGACCTACTTAACCAAGAGCGGGGGCGGCAGTTCCAGGCCATCCCGCAGGCGTTAGATTATGAGAAGTTCGGGGTGCAGGCCCCGTTACAACAAGTCCAGGCGTCGCAGACGTTAGGGAGTTTGGATCGCACCTTGACTCAAGCGGATTTGGAACGTCGGTATCAAGACTACACGCGGCAACGCGGCGAGTTGGGGGGCGTCCCGGCCCTCGCCAACCAGTTCTACGGGCAGGACGTGCCGTATGGCTTGAAGAGTTTGACGACGAAAGCCCCCTCGACCTTTATGTCCATGCTGGGCGAGGTCATCCCAGGGATCGGATCGTACAACACCCATCAGTACGGCTACACCCAGAACCAGACCTCGATTTCG